ATCCGGTGTTGCAGCTCGTTGAGCAGAAGCTCCTTGCTCAGCAGGTCCAGACGCCGGCCGAGCCCGCGCCTGAGCCTGAGATCGTTGCTGACGCGCCGAAGTTGATCTCCGCAGATCAGTAAGGTGGTCGATGCAGTTGCGCCTACCGAGCAGGCGCCGAAGAAGCGTCGGGTCTTTACGACGCGCAAGGTGTTCAGCTTAGTTGGCTTCCTCGCAGCCACAATCATGCTGTGGTACGGAAAGATCAACGGCGAAGAGTGGGTGTATGTGCTGGTCATCGTGATCGCAGGGCACCACGCCGAAGACCTAATAAAAGCTTGGAGACGCTAATATGCAAACACAGATCAGTTTTACCGCCCCGACCACGAACGCCGATGGTTCGGCTCTCACGCAACCGCTGACCTTCAATGCGTTGATCGATACGGTCAACCCGCCGGTCAAGTCGTATGCGGTTCCCGCCACAGCCACCGTCGTTGCGGGCGTCGTCACCGTGACCTTCGCGCAGCTGGGTTTCGTGCCTGTCAACGGCGCGACTTACTACGCGGAAGTGACCGCGACGGATGCGAGTGGAGCTTCGGGCCCCTCGAACGAAGCGACCTTCGTGTACACCGTTGCGCCTGCCGCGCCCACCGGTTTAAAAGTTTCCTGATCCGTTTCTGGGACTGGATCATCTCGCTGTTTTGAAATCCCAGGTGTTTTCTGAGTCGTCGAGGAGAAGTCGATGATTGACGAGTTCGACTGGCCCGCGCCGCCCTCACCAGTCGCGGTTACGCTCGCAACGGTGGGCGATGACAGCTGGCTCGACATCGATACGATCGAGGCGCCGAAAAGCGCTTTGCCGTATGACTCGCTGCGTTTTCAATGCATGCGAGGATCCGGCCGCGTTTGGGCGTGCGATGGTCGATACGTGGCCTACCGCCCGTTCAATCGCGAGTTCGACAAGGAAGTGAATCCTGCGTTCCAGGAGCGCGTCGAGCGCTTCACGCGCGCCGGGCACTTCAAGCATATCGGCACGTTCGACGAGGTCCGCATCTTCCAGCTCGAGCCCGAGTCGCCCTGGTACGCGAAGACCGACCAGGCGTACACGGCAGGGCAGTCCCTGTGGGGGGACATCAACCACGCGGTCAAGCTCGCCTGCGCGCGTGACTGGGTCGACTACGTTGACCTGATCGAGGCGATGGCGACCGGCATGATGGCCGGGCGCGACCCCATGTTCGCGCGCCAGCAGTGGGAAGACGCGCTGAACCAGATCATGATCGGCATCTACCAGCGCGGTGGCCCGCTCCCGGGCGAGATCCGCGCCGGCATCCAGAACGTGCAGATCAAGCGCGGCAAGAGCGGCGCTCCGAAAATATTGATGGCGACCGATGTCGCGCAGGCGAAGAACGTTGTGTTCGAACGATGAGCGATTGGCTGGACATCGATGAGCCCCCGGCGCTTCCGATAGTCGTCCAAGAGATTGCCGACCTGAAGGAGCGAGTCGTCTCGTTCGAGGCGGCGTGGAAGACGCTGACCACGCGCCAGCAGAAGTTCCTCGAGACCTGGCGAGACTGCAACTTCAACCTCCGCAGGACCGCGCGCGCGCTCGGCGACACGACCGGCACGTATCCGCGCTGGACGAAGCTCCCCGACTTCGCGCTCTGCATGGACGTCATGCGTCGCGTCGAAGCGACCCAGATTTTGAATCGCGAGAAGCTGATCATCCGGCACGACGAGTTGGTCGAATCGCTGATGACGGAGAAGCCGGTGCTGCACCAAGGGCTCCCTGTGTACATGGACGGCAAGCCGCTGATGGAGATCGAGGCGGCGGCCGCGGCGAAAGTGAACAAGGATCTCTTGGAGATCGGCGGCCACGCGAAGCCCGAGCAGCAGACATCATTCGGCGCGGGCCCGGCCCTGATCATCCAGGTGACGAATAAGATCGGCGGGGAAGTGATCTCTCAAGTAACCGTAGGGGCGATACCGCAGCACGCGCCGCCCGAGGAAGATGAATGGCTCTCAATCCCCTCGGACCAGTAGCCAGTGCATTCTACCTCGACAACTCTGAGGTGGCTTGCATTATGGGGCCTGTGGGCTCCGCGAAGTCCACAGCAGCGGCTGGAAGACTGGTACGTCATGCATACGAACAGGCCCCTCACAACGGTGTTCGCCATACCCGGTTTGCGATTGTCAGAAACACCGGACCGCAGCTTGTCGACACCACCATCAAGACGTGGCTGAAACTTTTCCCCGAGAACGTCTACGGAAAATTTTCATCCACATCGAAGACGCACAGGTGGCGCTTCAGGCCGCAGGGCGCTAAGGAACTGATCGACGCGGAGTTCATCTTCCGTGCGCTCGACGACGAGAAAGACGTCGCGAACTTGCTGTCGCTCGAAGTGACAGGGATCTGGTTCAACGAAATGCGCGAGATCAACACTGAGATCTTCGCGCACGCGGGCCGCCGCGTAGGCCGCTTCCCGGGCGGCGACATGGGCGGATGCACATGGCGCGGGCGCATAGGGGACACGAACCCGTGGGCCGCGACCTCCGACTTCCATGAGATGTTCGTTGCTGATCCGCGCCCCAGCTACGCTTACTTCAAGCAGCCCGGCGGCATGGACAAGGACGCGGAGAATCTCGAGAACCTCGAGCAGACTGCGGAGACGCTCGCGTTGCCTTGGAATGACGAGCGCCGGCGCGTGCAGGGCCGCTCGTACTACGAGAAAGCGCTCATCGACTTCTCGAAGTCCGAAGGCGACATGTACGTGCACTGCAAGTACGGCGCATCGAAAGACGGCAAGCCTGTGTTCGAAGCGTACGACGACAACGTGCACTGTCGCGAAAAAGAATTGCTCTACCACCGCGACGGCCCGAAGTCGCAGCCGGTCGTTCCGATCTACATAGGTTGGGACAACACAGGTCGCAACCCCGCGGTGGTTGTCGCGCAGAAGTCCGACGAAGGACAGTGGCGCGCGCAGTACGAGCTGTGTGCGCAGGGCATGGGCATGAAGGCCTTTGCCAAAGAGGTGAAGCGTTGGCTCGCCGAGACGATACCGAACTCGCGCATCATGCGGATCACGTGCGACCCCGCGGGCCGCGCGAAAGACTCGAGCGAGCTGGACATGCGGATGGTGATCGTCGCCGAGTTCCCCGGTGTCGTTGTCGTCAATGCAAGGACCAACGAGATCGCGACGCGCATCGAAGCGGTGGACGGCGCGCTGCGGCGGCAGATCCTCCCCGGCGGTGAGCCGGCGCTGATCATCAGCAAGAAGTGCAAGATCCTTCGCACGGCCTGCATCCACAAGTATCACTTCCGCAAGATGAAGATCGCCGGCGGTGATCGGTTCACGGAGTCGCCTGAGAAGATCACGCCGTACGCGGACGTGGCCGACGCGCTCCAGTATTTGATGTTGGGCGGCGGCGAAGGCCGACTCGGAGAACCAGGCAAAGAGACGAGGTGGCCGGAGAATGGGCAAGCTATTACGATGGCTACGCCGAAAGGCTGGAACCCCCTCGGCGTCCGAGATTAGCTTACTTGATCTCGGTCCAGGCGACCGGATCGTCGAATGGCTGGTTCTGTTTCACAAGCGCGAGCCGCACTTCTGGTTCGCGCACTTGATGAAGCAAGGCTTTCGGCACGTCGAGCTGATGCGGCCGCATTACTTCGGACCGCGCACGACAGATGTCATGTGGCTTGTGTTCCGGCCGAACTTCGAGGTTCTCGAAAACCATATCGAGTTCGATCCGACGCCCCCGCACATCAAGTATCCAGGCGTGACGATCGTGCCTGTCAAAGTGCTGGTGAAGTCGTGGAAGGTTCGCTCCTGGTTTCAGATCGGACCACCGACCTGCGTCGAAGCCGTCAAGTACGCGCTCGGCATCAATTCGTTCTGCATGCGGACGCCGCATCAGCTCTACAAATATTTGAAGCGACGCAATGGCGTGCTAGGGGTCTAAATTGGGCGGTGGAGGTTCAAGCGGTCCGACAAAGCAGCAGCAAGACTTGCAAACCGAGCAGGCCTTGACTAACGCGCAGCTGAACCTCGAAGAGAACGAGCAGCGGAAGGTCATCTTGAATGCCATGCAGGGCACCCGCGCTTTCCGCGGATCAGCTCTCACGCGCGCGAGCGCGGCCAACGGCGTAAGCGATAGCACGGCCCCCAGTGCGCCGGATGCCCCTGCACCTTCGAATCAGCAGCAGAACTATGGCGCGATTTTTGCGAACAGCGGAAGCTTGTTGGACGAGAACGCCGTCAACTCGAGTGCGCCTGGCTTGAGCGCTGGGCGCCCGGCGCCTGGCTCTGCAGGTACAGGTGGTCGCACAGCGCCGAGCGCCGGGCCAGTACGGTGAGCCTGCTTTCCAAACTGCCGGGCGACCTCGAAGATGCCGAGATGCTCATGAAGCGTCGCGGCTTCGCCGAGCAGAAAAAGAATCTGTGGCGCTCGACGTACCGAGATGCCTACCAGTACGCGATGCCTGCGCGCGAGACGTTTACCTGGCACACCGAGGGGCAGCAGAAGAACCGGCTGCTCTACGACTCGACGCTGCAAGAGGCGACGTACACGGCAGCCAACACGCTCATCGCGCTCCTGTTCCCGAGCTGGATGCATTGGGCGGACTTCTCGCCTGGCGCGCTGATCTCGAAGAAGGACATCGAAGAGAACCCCGGAATCAACGAGGGGTTACAGAACGTCACGAACATTTTCTTCTCGTATCTGAACTCGAGCAACTTCAACACGGTCATTTCCGAAGCTGCTTTAGATCTGCAAGTCGGTACGTGCGCGCTCTCTTTCGACGAAGGCGACCAGGACAATCCGTTCGTCTTCCAGGCGATACCGCTCTCCGCGATCGAGCTTGAGGAAGGCCCGAACGGCACGATCGAGACGACGTGGATGTGCCGCGAGCCGCACGCGCGGAACCTGCTCCGCATGTACAAGGGCATGGAGCTGATCGACCTGCCGGAAGCGACGCAGAAGATCATCAAAGACGATCCTGAGAAGAAGCTCAAGATCATCCAGGGCGAAGTGTTCGACCCTGAGACGAAGAAATTTTACGGCGTGGTCTTGGACACCGCCGGCCCGACGATCATCTGGCGCTACGACTACGGCACTTCGAGCCCGACGATCGTGGCACGAGCCTCGAAGGTCGCGGGCGAGACGTATGGCCGTGGGCGGGTGCTGCTCGCGTTGAGCGACGCTCGGACTGTCGACCGCATGCAAGAGTTCGTTTTGACGCAGGCGGCCCTGCAGGTCGCTCCTCCGATGACGGGCGTGAGCGATGGCATTCTGAACCCATACACGGCCAGCCTCACGCCGAACACGATTATCCCCGTGGCGAGCAATGCGGACAATTCTCCGTCGTTGCGGCCCCTTGAGATCGGGGCGAACTTCAACATCACCGAGCAGATGATGAAGGATTTGCGCGAGCGCATACGAAGGACGTTGCTCGGGCCAGAGCCCAGCGAAGGTCCGGTAAAAAGCGCAACGGAAATTTCCGTCGCCGACCGTAACCGCCTCTGGGCGATGAACGGTGAGTATAACCGCATACAAGCGGAACTCCTCGCAAAGATCGTCGCTCGCGGGTTTTTTATTCTGACGCGCAAAGGCATCGTGCCGAAGATGAAGATCAATGGCCGGCAGGTCGCGGTCAAGTACACGTCCCCGTTCGCGAAGACGCAGAACACGGACGATGTGATCGCGCTGCAAGAGACCTTCCAGGTGCTCGCGCCGCTCGGCCCCGAAGCGCTTGCCGCGGGCCTGAAGACGAAAGATATCCCGGCATGGGTCGCGCGCAAGAAGGGCTTGCCTGAGTCGCTGATCATGACGGACGCGGATCGACAGGCGCTCGTGAAAGCGGGCCTGGCCGCGCAGCAGGCTCAGCAAGCGAATCAGGTGCAGCAGAATGCGGCGATGAATCCGCAGCCGCCGAACACAACGAATCAGGCGCCGCTAGGACCGACACAGTAAATCATCGAGGAGAAGTCGATGGCCCTTGGAGAATGGCAAGAAGGCGATGACCCGTTCGCGACCGTCACGAAGTCGAACGAGCAGGTCATCCTCGACAAGAAAGAAAATGATCAGGCCGCCCTGATCTTCGCGCAGAAGTACCTGATGTTCGAGTCAGGCGTCGCGAAAGAGATTTTGGATTTTTGGACGCGCACAGTGCGCAGTCGCAAGATAGCGCCGGCCGCCAGCGCTACAGAGTTGGCGTACTTCAACGGCGTTCGCGAATTCGTCGAGGGGATACACCAGCAGATCGGGTTTGCTAAAAACGGCGGACAGTCGCCTTACACAGAGAGATAATACATGCCAGATACAGCTCCGGCCGCTCCCGCGGCACCCGTAGCTCCTGTAGCACCAGCACCGGCACCTGCCGCGCCGGCGCCAGTTGCCCCCGCCGCGCCTGCGGCTCCTGTTGCGCCAGCCCCCGCCGCGCCTGCGCCAGTTGCTCCGGCCACACCGGCGCCGACGCCCGCCGCGGAAGAGTCACTGCTCGATGGCGCTGCCCCGCCGGCTCCGGCCGCCGGTGTTCCGCCGACGCTCGAGGAAGCGCAACGGATCGTCGAGGCGGCCAAGCTCGCCGCTCAGCCGAACTCAGGACTCGCTTGGAATTTGAATGACACGACACCGGGCGTCGGCGAGAAGCCAGCCTGGTTCAAGAGCGACAAGTACAACTCGGTCGCGAAGCAGGCAGAGGCCTATGTCGCGCTCGAGTCGCGAATGGGTGCTTTCGTCGGTGCGCCGAAAGATGGCAACTACGAAATCAAGTTGCCGACCGGCGTCCAAGTCGACATGAAGCATCCGATGATGGTCGGGTTCAAGGACTGGGCCGTCAAGAATCAGGTCAGCAACGAGAAGTTCAACGACTTGCTCGGCCAGCTGGCCCAGTACGAAGCAGCGCAGGCGCCGAGCATGGCCGCCACGAAAGCTTCGCTCGGACCGGACGCGAACACCCGCATCAGCAACGTCGTGACGTGGGCCAAGGCGAACCTGGACCGGGTGGGCTTCGAGGCGCTTCGCACCGCGACTTCCGGTCATCAAGCGGCCGCAGCATTCAAGGCGTTCGAGCAGATAATCAACAAGAGCGGCCAGGTCCGCATGCCGAAGCCGGGCGACGACGTTCCGCAGGGCGGCACCGGCGGCCTCGCCGAGATCGACAAGATGCAGGCGGCCAAGAACGACAAGGGCCAGCGCCTCTACGAGATCGACCCGGCGTACCGTCGGACGGTTGAACAGAAGCGCACCGAGTACTTCGCAGCGAATCCCGTTGCGAGAGACCGGCAAGGAAACCGCAGAGGATAGTAGATGGATTCGAGCCTTCTAGACACGGTTCCCGAGCCTACCAAGAATAGCCTCCTCGACAACCCAA